AACGACTATTGGGGAGACATTAGCCGAAAGGTTTGGCCTAAAGTGGCTGATGATACTGGGGTTTACCCTTCTGCGTGGTATCACTACCAGCCCTACGCTAAAGGTTGCTATCTCATGGTAGATGGAAAGCCAGTCGCAAGGTGGATGATATACCGTAAAAATATGGCCAAAGATGAATACCCGTATTATGGGGATGTTAAATGCGTATCGGCTGCATATAGAACCCAGGTAATCGAAGCCATGAAGAAACAGGGAAAGACTGAATTATACTCTATGGATACTCTCTGCGACTACAGAGTTCCTGCGGTTTATCATGAAGCCCTTGGTGACGTTAAAGTTCCTTGGTGCCCGTTACCTAATTGTGATAATCAACGTAAAGACTTTTCTGTTTGCTACGACGAAACTGCTGGAGACTTCGTGTTTGGGCTGGCCAGTAAGCATGCAGATTGGACCCGTGTAGGAAGCACGTACAACTACAAGGGGTACATACCTGGAAATAAGATTGTACATATAAACAAAATTGAAGCACCTGTAGTAGAGCCTCCAAAGGTAGAAGAAGTTCTACCTCCGCCTGTTGTGACTAAGAAGCCAGCAGCTAAAAAGAAGGTAGAAGAAGCGGCAGTAGTGGCTGAGGTTAAACCGAAGGCTAGAAGGGGAGTGAAGCCTAAAGGTGTGGTCGAGGTTGATCTTGTGCGAAAAGTCGAAGAAAAAGTGTCTGCTGTAACTTACGAGAACACGCCGGCAAAGACAACCAAAAAAGATAATGCAAAGGATACTGGAACGTACCTTATAACCATCGAGTAGGAGGTCATGAATGAAGCACATTAAGCCTGATAGCTAAGCCTGACGAAGGTGATAGAATGCGCGTCAGAATAATAGAGCAGACCCATGTGTATAAAGAGTTCGGGTGTGCCTACGAAGACCGAGCATATGAAGATCAATTTAAGGCATCGAATCTAGTCATATTAATGAGTGATTTGGGAAGGCCGGAGGCTTTTCTTGAAGGTGAGCACTATTATGTTTTCCTCAAAGGAGATAACAAAAACGAAGATAACTTCGAACTGTCAATTCCATTTGCGCGTTGGCCTGAGGTAGTAGCTGCGGTTAACGAATACAACGAGTATTTCAAAGATTAAAGGAGGTGTTACATGCCAGTAGGAGAATACGACTACGCTAAAAAGCTCATCCCTATTTTCAACAATCTGTATGATAGAACTTTGCAACTTCTGGTTGACTACGATCCATGCCATATTAGCGGCGGAGCTTGCGAGCGTCATCGTAGAAGGGAAGGAGAAAACTTCTGCTGCGTTAACTGTAAATACCTTGGGATTGGGGGATGCACTGTAAAGGCACTGCAGTGTAAATTGTGGGTATGCAGTTACGATTACGTGCCTGAAGCAATACGCGCTGATTTCAAGCGTGATATGTGGGCCATTTTCATAGAAGCAGAGAGGCTAAATCTCCTGGTTACTAGAGGCTCTATGGAGGACAGCATAGCTAACGCATGTAAAATTTACATGTACGACAAAAAAGATTTGACCGTGCCCCGCATGCCTAAGCTCAAATTGTCCAAATTTCTGGCGCAGGAAAAACCGTTAAGTTGGGGATATTCGCCTCCTCTAAAGACCGCAGCTAAGAAATTTAAGATAGAGGACTATATTGCCCCTGTCATAGAAAAAGAAACCATAGCTGAGGAGCCCAAATCTGAGCTACAACTGGACTTATTTTCAGATAAAGGGTAAGGTAGCCTTAACTAACTTAAAACGTTTCTACGGGGGTAAAATGGACTTTGATCTTAATAAATTTAACAAGGAAAACCCAATCCTAGAAGTAGGAGAAACATCAGAAGACCCATTCGTTGAAAGGGTTAATGGCAGAGAGCACTCCGACAAGAAAGGATGTTGGTGCTGTAAAGGAAGTTACTATTCAGACGATGGAGCCACTGTCGGCGACGCAGACGAAAATGGAGAAGAGGTATCTTCTTTTTCGGACCTATGTAAATCCTGTAGGGCGCTGTTGAAAATTAGTGGCTACATCTTTACATAGGGAGGGCTAAAATGTATAAATACTACACCTACCATGAGGGAGAGACTTACCCTGAACGGTACGAATGGGTTACAGGTGCTTTTGTTACTAAAAAAGTTAGAAGACACATAAAATATAAGGCGGAAATAACACCTCCGTTATTTGAAACCGTTAAGGTGACTATAACCGAACAGACTCATTTTGGTGAAAATTTTAACGACAAGTCTAAGGTGTTCAACCACAAAGTTGAGGGTGAAGATGCTCTTAACTTGTATTCTCTGGAGCTTGGTAGAATTAGTGAATATGAGCCAGGTCTGCACTATCGAACCTGTGTAGTTCTTTTGTTTCGTCCTAGCGATGTAGGAAAAGTATCGTTCGAGCTTGGCAAAGAAACCTATGATCGGTTCAAGCAGGCGGTAAAAGCGTACAACGAGTTTCATGATGTAAAAGAACCAGAAAAAGAAAAGAGTTCCATAAGCGCAGCAGTCAAAAAGGTTGGTGTTCCTGTTAAGGAAAGACCGGCTAAAGAAAAAGTAGAGCCTTGGCGCGCGGAGCGTGCCTATCAAAAGGTCTACTTCGGAGGAAACAGGAATAAACATTAACCACTGTTGGGAAGGTAGAACTTGTTCTACCTAAACAGCATACAAACAAAAGGAGGATTTACCATGAGAAAACACATCAAGATTACCGCACAAGTCGTTCCCAACTTTACGAAGGTGCTCTTTAAAGTGCTGGAGCAGACACACAAAGGACGCGACTTCGGTGACGTGCGGAGCCTTGACCCCCGTAAGTTCGTTGCCAGCAACGGCATCGTTCTTGCTTCCAACAGCCACCCGGCACGCGACACAGATGAGAAGAACGTTATCTGGCTGCGTGGCTCCAAGGCGAAAAGCAACGATTCCGCAGTTGAATGTACCAAAGCTGAGTGGGAAAAAATCGTCGCTGCTGTTAAAGAGTACAATGCCTTCGATTTCGCAGATCCTCGCTGCTATGCAGCTCCCAAGGCTCCGGCACCGCGTAAGCCTGCGGCACAGCCTGCTGATTTCTGCGCTGTAATCATCGGCTAATATTAACACAGTAGCGAACAACTGAATAAATTTATATACAAGGAGGCTTCCGGCGGAGTCGGTTAGCCTCCTACCAAGTTAACTGTAGGGCTATGCCCGAAAGACAAAGGAGGAATTCTCATGAAAAAAGTTATACTTCAGGCCGTGGTGAACCCGAACTACAATAAGGTCATGTTTAATGTTACCGAGCAGACCCACACCGGATACGCCTTCGGTAAGGGCTACAGCAACAAGTTCCGCGCTTCCAACGGAATCGTCCTCGGTTCCAACAAGCACCCCGCCCGTGACAAAGATGACAATAACACCATCTGGCTCCGTGGGTCCGACGCTGCCAAAAACGGAAACACCGTCGTTGTTGGCAAAAAGCTGTGGGCGAAAGTTGTTGAGGCGGTCAAAGAGTACAACCGTGTAAACGCTGTCTGTGCTCCACCGGCTCCCAAAGCTGATGCGTGTGCTGTAATCGTCGGCTAATTCTATTTCACACAGGGGCCGCCTAAGCGGCCCCACAACATTCCAAGGAGGAAAATTAATGAAAAAAATTACGTGTAAAGTAACCCCGGTGGCTCCTGATTTCCAGACTGTAAAAGTTCAGATCCTTTCGCAAACTCATATTAACAGCAACTTCGGGGACTGCAGTGATAGGTTTACCCACTGTGGGTTTACCATTGCTAGCGCAGCTTACCCTGAGGTAGATGGTGCCAATAAAGTTTTTGTTCGCGGCCACAACGCCTACCGCAACAACTACACCCTCACCATGCCCATAACCACCTACGCCAAATTCAAAGCCGCTGTCGAAGCCTATAACAAGTACTTCGCATGTGTGCCTGCACCGGCTCCGAAAAAAGCGGATGTATGCACGGTAATTATCGGGTAATACTACGGATGAGTAAAGGCTGCGCTTATTAAGCGCAGCCTATTCTAAGAAGGGAGGTTCATGGCAAAGCACATTAAGATTAAAGGAGAATTACTCCCGGAGCATAATTTCGAACTTTGTAGAGTAACTATACTGGAGCAGACGCACGCTTACGTAGATTTCGGAGATAAAAGTCGAAGATTTATATCTACTACAAAGTTCAGACTTGCCAGCTCTTCGTATGGCCGACCAGGCCCAACTACTGGTGCTGAGTTTAGGGTGCTGTCTAGAGACTTACTAAACGCACCAGTAGGGCATCCGTCTAGGTCCTGTGTTATTCACGCAGATGGCTGGAAGAAGCTAAAAATAGCAGTAAAAAAGTACAACACCTACTTTACCGACGAAGCGATTGCTGCGCGGGAAGTAGAAGAAGCCAAGCTAGTTATTGAAGCAAAAGAACAAGCAGCGCGCTTCAGACGGCTACTTGAAGAGAAGGGGTGGAAGTAACCAAACGAAACACTACCAAGCACAAGGAGGTCTACCATGATTGTTAATTCACCTGAAAGAAAAGACCAGAGACGTAAAGACGCCCAGGTTAGGGCCGAACAGAGGGGCCTTCTTACGCCGCAGCAGCAAATCGACCGGCTGGATAAGCGGTTGGGTGCAGGTGTAGGTGCAAAGAAGGAGAGAGCAAAGCTTACCAAGCTTATCGAGGCAGCTCAGAAGAAATAAAAAACGGCAAGGAGGGCCTTAATGAACAAAGAAATGCTGAAAACTATTGAATTGGTTTTGCGAAAGCGCAGGATTCCTACAGGCGCGCTTGACAAAGTGTATGCCACAATGCGCAAGGCTAAGGCTGAAATCGACGCTATGGTTGGGCTTAACGAAGACAACATGTTTCGCGTTGAGATCCCTATGGTCAAATCTGAACAGATGCTGCGGAAGGATTACCCTGTTGCTTACTCTGTTGTTGCGCATCTACTGCATCAGGCTGTGCAAAAGGGTAATCAGATTGACCTTTCTACTATATCTCTGGTTAAAAATGAGATTATTATGAAAGGCCAGCCGGGTAAGATATCTAAAATTCTTGCCAAGCAGCTTGAGGACAATGACGAGATAATCGAATATTGCGCCCCTGAACTTAAGCTCAGTAACCGCAAGCAGTTTCTGCCGAGGCTAGGAGACGTTATAAAATCTGGCAGGAAGCTCGTAGTTTCTACCAATCTGCTAGATTTTCTTACAGCTTCCGACAACGCCGCCTTTAGCTCGTGCCACAGTTTTGGGCATGAAAACTACAACGGAAACATTGCCTACGCCTCTGACGGCATATCGCTGATCTCATTTATAGCTAAGGAGACGGCTAAAATGACAGACGCCGAGATATACAAGCTCGGAAGAACCTGGATGGCTATTACGGACAAAGGGTACATCGTGCAGCCAAAATCTTATGGTGCATATTTCGGGTTTGAGCGTGATGCCGCCAGAGCATTCCTTGAAGAAAAGGTATCGGCAAAATTTGGGATTGAAAATGAATTCCTTACTAAGCACGGTATTACTTTTACGCCTGGTAAAATTAAGTACGCAACGGCAGAAGATCACCACTACACCGCAGCACTCTATTTTGACAACTATGGGATAGATCTTTCTTACCCGGCTAAGGTGGCGTACGAAATGCCAGTTTTACAGTTTGCCCCAGCTATGTGCCTTGAGTGTGGAATTACAACCACATACAAACAAGGCGGAACCTGCCGAGGCCACTACGGTAAGGCTAGGGGAACGTGTGAAGTGTGCGGAGAGCGCCATAACATGGACACCATGAACACTGTACATAACCAGCTTATATGCAAGCGCTGCACTGATGCTAAGTACAGTAACTGCTCGTATTGTGGTGAGTGGCACGAAAAAGGAAATGTTACTGTTATTAAAGGCAGAAACGTTTGTACAGCATGCGACAAAAAACACTTTACTTTGTGCTCACATTGTGGCCTTAAAGAAGACACACGTAAACTAAAAGAGCTTGCCGGTGTCGGTAAAGTGTGCGGTGAATGCGTACCTAAGTTTATGCATTGTTCTGTGTGTGGCCTGTACCATCTAACGGATAACGTAACTTACCACAAATACGTCGGCAGGGTTTGCAATAACTGTCTTGGGGGTGTTGCGTTCAAGTGCCAAGATTGTGGAGAAATGTACCACAATAAGTACAGAGCTGATGGGGAAGAACTTTGTACGGCATGCGACGCCAAGCGCAAAGGTAAAGAGGTAGGCGCTAAGGTCAAGCCTCGCTACGCCGATCTTCCGGCTGGGTGGGAGGACTTCACGGAAGAGGTAGGGTAACAAGGGTAGAACAAGTTCTACTTCAACCTAGCAATACACAAGGAGGATATTTCATATGAAGCCTACAAAGCTGATGAGTACCGTTCAGGAAGTTCTGAGCATGACAACACTTGAAGTAGTAACCGCTGCTACAAAATTCTTAGGCAGTGAATATAAAAACGTATACATACACAGCGATAACTTCGTGTACGCAGTTGGCGACAGCCCGATATGCATAGTTGCTCACATGGACACCGTTCGCGACCCGCAACTCCAAGTGGGTGAAAAACCTCGTCATGAATTCCATGCAGGAAAGGTCTACAATCTTGTGCAGAACAGGAACGTTCTTCGAAATTCCACAGGCGTTCTTGGTGGAGATGATCGCGCTGGTGTTTTTGCTTGCATCGACCTTGTGCGAAGATGCCGAAAAGAAAAGCTCCCGATGCCTAGCGTCATTCTTACAAACGGCGAAGAAAGCGGAGGCAAAGGCGTGCGGGTGTTCGTTGCAACTGAAGTGTTCAAGAAGTACGACAACAGGAACACCAGATTGTTTGTTGAAATGGACCGCCAAGGCTGTAATGATTGGGTTACTTACGGAACTAAGTTACCAACCGAAGTTATAAATTACGTTGAAAGTTTCGGGTTCAGGAGCAGCCACGGCTCGTACTCTGACATTGCTGATCTGCAGGAAGAGTATTTGATTCCTGCGGTAAACTTGTCAATCGGATACTACCAGCAGCATTCAGCAAATGAGTACATGCACATTGACGAAATGTACATGACCATAGGCAGGGTGATGGGCATGCTTAAGGCTCCTATCGACAAGCTATACCCGGCTACTGCTAAGGTGAAGTATGTCAACAACTACAAGCCGTATGAGTATAAAGGGACTGACAACGGAAAAAAGAACAACCTCCCTACGACTACGACTACTACGCAGAGTTCGGATACTTTATGGATTGACTCCGTAGGACGGTCAACCATAGATCTTGCGCTTAAGTTCGTTACGCAGGGAGGGTTCTGTATGTCTTGCGGCTACCAGTGGAGTGACTGCGATGACACTTGCGGCGAGATAATGAACGGACTTATGGAGCTACTAACCGACGAAGATTTAAAATATCTTCGTGACGTTTACCTTGACGCTGACGATGAGATACACAAGCAGATCGAAGTGTATTTCAAACTTATAGGTGAGACCAAAACTACAGATACAAAAGACCCCTTCCATGTCGGCAAAGAGGGCGATCCTGTTACTGTAACGGAAGAAACAAAATCAACCAAGGAGGACGATAAGTAATGGCAAACGGCGATTTGGTTATAACTACGAAGCCTGTTGGTTTCCACCGCGGGGGTAAAGAATACCGCGACTACATTGTAGGGCGTATATCTGGCCACGGGGGCCGGGTTATGTGCGACGTTGACGGAGGATATCTGGGGCTTAATGAAGACTACTACCGCAACATACAGAATGCCTACAGAACAGTAATATCTGCGCTTGGCTGTGGCGTAGTGGAGACATATCTACCAGCCGCCACAAAGACCGAGGCGTTGAGTGAGGCTGGTAGGCTGCTAGCTGGAGCTAGGTCTGACGTAATAGGTCGTAGCTTAAAGGAGCTTCCTTGGGTTAAGATTCCAGATAAAGATGCGCCTATTATAGTTATAGGCGTGGAACATGTGGACCCTGATAGAGCAAAAAAAGAATCTGCGGTGCAACCTAAACCTGAGAAGAAGGAAAAGGTTGAGGCTTCTGTTAGTAAGCCTCCGGCTGCAGAAAAGGTCAAAAAGAAAAAAGCAGCACCGCAGTACGACATGTACGTATTAGACGATTTTTTCTAACAAGGAGGCTTATTTTGGACAAGGCCTGTGCTGACGGTATAATTGCACATGAAGTACGTGTAGCTAGACTTGCTAGGGAAGCTGCGAGAGAGACTGGAAAAGATCATCACGCAGCTTTCCTAGCTGGGCTGTTCCATGACACCGGCAAATTTAAACTTCCTGACGAACTGTTTTCTGACAGGGAAATAACTAAGGAAGAGTACGAGTTAATTAAAGGTCATGCTATAGGTGGGTACTTAGAGCTAAAGAAGCGAATGCTATTTACAGGGCTATGCTCAGGTATGCATCACAGGATGATATCCGGTGGAGGGTATGGAATAGATGTTAGAGATATACCCAGAGAGTTTTCTTTTCCTACGATTAAGAAACTATTTGATATATCTATACTAGTGGCTATAGCTGACTACATAGACGCATCTATGACTAGGCACAGGCCGAAACGTTTGTCCGAAGGAACCCTAGAAGAACGTCTGGTAAAGGAGTATCCTGACGAGAGGATGCTTGTTACTATCATGCTGGACATTGCTTACAAAGGTGATCTGTACAAAGATAGTATGTAAATTCTAAGAAGCCTACTATAGGTGAAGGAGATACAATGACAAAAGCAGAAGAAGATAAACTATTTAGAATAAGCCCATCTCGCGTATATTTCCTTAAAGGGAAAGAAGCGGAGAAGGAGCTTAATTTTGCCGGTGCTATAAATTTCTACCAGCTGGCATACGATATGGCCGTAAAGCGAGAGCTGGCAACAGCAGTAAACTACATGTGGCATAGAGATTTATGTCTGGAGAAGCGGCAGATATTTGAGGAAATGAAGGAAAAACTCATTTACAAACCTGCTAATGTAGGGTACGTAGAAGGGGATAGTGTTTATGTGTTCTGGCTGGAGGCATACAAGGTTGTGCCGAGGGACATAATGAACAAGGCAGAAACCATAGTTAAAAGGATAACTCCGTATTTGTACGACTACCCAATAGTTAAATACAATACGAAGGACCAGTCTGTTGAGTTCATTAAGACCCGTGAACTCTATACCGAAATGGAGCCGAGGCTGCTTGATTCTGTATATGTTAAAACTGACGGTACATGTGAGCGGCGTCCTCCAAACATAGACCCTCCAGTGCTATTGCACAAATGGGCTATATTCAGTGGCACAACCAGTTTGGATAGAGCCAAGTGCATACGTAGGGCCATCAAACTGGAGTTCTTGAAAATGCCGCCTGAAATAAAAGAACAGGCCAAGCACAGCAAGTTCTTTAGCCAGTATGTTCGCCCGTATATAGGCAACAGGAACCTTGGAAAATCATTGAAGCTTCTAAAAGGAGTATAGGTATGTACAAGCATATCAAGTATAGGGCGGAATTAATTCCGCCCTCGTACAAAGAGGTTAGTGTAGTAATAACTGAACAGACTCACATTGAGGAGGAGTTTGGCACAGAAAACAGGGACTTTATCCACAATGGGTGTGTGCTAAGCAGTTCTGTGCTTCCTTGTAAAGGCCGTGACAACCAGGTATGGGTGCGCGGAAGGCAAAGAGCAAGTGACCTAAACCCCATACTACTTCCTATTGGCGAGTACGCTAGATTTAAAGAAGCCGTACTGGCATACAACGAACACTTCAAGGAGTGACTTATGAAACATATAAAGGTTGTTGCTTCTATTCTTGAAAAAAACACTAATGTAGCTGAGTTAAGAATAGTAGAGCAGAGTCACATAGGGGCAGATTTTGCTACAAAAGGCGCCACGTATGCATCGTACTTCCAGTATGGCGAAGTAGTGCTACTATCATGGAGTTTTATGGAGTTTGTAGATTTAGGCAAACTTGAAACCTACTCTAGAGGGGTAAAGTTCGCCTCACCGGCTCGTTACCTTGTTTTTCTAAAAGGACATGATGACCTAGAACGTGACACCTTCGTTTTAAGAATACCCGTAAAAGCCTGGCCACAAATAAAGGACGCCATTTTAGCATATAACGCATTTTATGCTTGACTTGGTTGATATTTTGTGATATAATACAAAAATTAACCAAGGAGGTGCCAATGGCCCACAAACTAATAAGCCTGTCTCTTTATCCACCTGAAATCACTCTGCTTGACGAACTGGTGGAAGAAGCTAAAAAGAAATCTTTCACCCCACAGAAGGTCAACCGATCAACCGTTATCAGAGACTTGCTACTTTCCTTAGCTAGAGATAACCAAAAAGCCAAGGAGGTAGCCCATGAAAGAAGTTGAAGTCAAAGCACTAATACACGTAGGATTCCCGTCACCTCCGTCTTTCAGCGTGTTGGATTACGTTGACTACAAACGACAAACCGGCTACGTAAACAGTAGAGATTTTATGTTCGATGAACTGGTGGAGGAGTTGCCTGTTGTGTTGCGGAAGTTCAGTAATGACATTACGGCCAAAGCGATGCTGTCCCACCGTTGGGGAGAGTTTTTATCGAAGGATTTTAGGGAATGGATACGCGCGCAAATTGATTGGTCCGGGGAACTTGAAGACGGCGGAGCCTCTATAGAAAATGAAGAGGCTGTTGCATGGAAGTAACAGTTACAAAGTTGACTGACGAACGAATTTTAAGAGCCGCTTGCTCTGCCACCATGCGGGGTAGAGAAAGTAAAATGACTCTAGATAAGATATATCGAAATATGCATAGCCCAATACGGACCCAGTGGTTCTGGTGTTCTATTACGAACATAATGACCTTCATTTCCGTTCATCTCGTGCGTCATAAATTTGGGGTTGAGCATTTTGTAGGCACTAACCGCGAAGATAGAGGCGGTGAGTTAGCTAACCGACTAACTAAGATAAATCATTCAATGTTAATTAACGCCGAAGCACTTATCAATATGTCCCGAAAGAGGCTGTGCGGACAAGCATCTAAAGAAACACAAGAAGTGATGCAAGCTATTAAGGAAGCTGTTGCTTTAGTAGACCCTTACCTACCCAAGTACATGGTTAGGGAATGTGAGTTCAGAAACGGGGTGTGCCCAGAGCTTAAATGCTGCGGAAATTTATTTAAGAAGTAGAACATATTCTACCTTTAGGAGGTGTAAAGTGACTATTAAATGCCCTTGCTGCGGTAAGGAAACTAGCTTCAATAAAGATGATTGCACCGTATGTCGGGTATTGCATTGCCCTAGATGCGTAGCCACAATCATCAATCCTAATTACGGCACAAGAGGTGATAGATGAAGCATTTAAAGGTTAGGGCTAGGCTGTCTGATGACAAAAACCTGGCCTATGTTACAGTGCTGGAGCAAACTAATATAGGGGCTACTTTTGGTGACGGTATTAGTAGGTTCTCTTGTGCCACGTATAAGGGGGTTATAGATTTAGTATCTGATGGAATAGACTCTCCTTATGACGAGGAACTGGAAGGCCCTCTAGACCATTTCATTGAGCGTAGTAACGGAGCAGAGCTATACGTTAATGGAATCTCAGATTGGGATAAGCGCGTAGAGTACCCTATACCACAAGAGTTCTGGCCAGCCATAAAAGAAGCAGTTGAGCAATACAACGAGTACTTCAAGGAGAAATAATGAAAGAATTTAATACATTATCTTTGCTGGCAAAAGAAGCCTCAAAGAATGGAAAAGAAGAAATATTAAGGAAGAACGAAACTGAGACGCTAAAGAAGCTTCTCTGGTACACCTACAATCCTTACTTGACGTATAGAGTTCAGCAGTTGGACGAGCCTGTGGCGTACAACGTAGTGCAGCCTGACATATCACAGGAGCTTTTCCTTCTGCTTGATCTGTTAGCCAAGCACACAACTACCCCAACAGAGGCTAGAGGTATGATTAAACGCCTCTTAGCTAAATGCACTAAAGAATCAGCTGAGTGGGTAGCGAAAGTAATCAAACGTGATCTTAAAGCCGGAGTAAGCTCCAGCACTATAAATAAAGCCTTTCCTAATCTAATTCCTGTGTTTGATGTTATGCTGGCCCATCCTATGGTTGAGCCTAAATCTGGAGAACAGCATTGGGATAAAGTTAAATATCCGGCTATAGTTGAGATTAAGTTCGACGGTTTCAGGGTAATTGCGATATGCGACGGAGAGACTGTTCGATTCTTTTCTAGAGAAGGTCTTGAAATACTTACACTAGATCACCTTATTCCTCAGATTATGCAACTCCGCCCCGGAACTAAGTTTGTTCTTGACGGTGAGGCGATAGGTATTAAATACAACCCTAACTGCAAAACTGCAAAAAAGAACTACGACGCCGGTAAAAATTGGCAGTTTGCTCAGGGGCTGTCTATGGCTAAATCCAAACAAGGAACCTATCCCGACAAAGAGATGCGTGACTGCTTGGGCTACAAGGTATGGGATATAATTGACTATGACTATTTTCTTACACAAGGTACTAATGGCACATGCAAGCCTCTTAAGTATAGGAAGACTGAGCTGACAGGGTTATTCGAAAGACTAGACAGGCCCTTGCCAAGCATACAAATGTCAGTGACTAGGCTGGCATACAACAAAGAGGATATTGTTAGAATGTTCAAGGAAGCTGTTGCTGCTAATGAAGAAGGTATAATGGTAAAAGATAAGGAAGATGTTTACCAGTTTAAACGTAGCTACTCTAACATAAAAGTTAAAGAATTCTACACCGCCGATCTTAGAGTTGAAGATTGCTTTGAAGGAACCAAAGGCACGAAGAACGAAGGCTCACTAGGAACCATGCTTGTAGGAGATGGAACCATCTCCGGTAAAGTAATGGGTGGGTGGGGTGATGATCTTGGTCTTGATATGTGGCTAAGGCATAAACGCGGGAAAATGGTGGGGGTTATTGTTGAAGTCATATACAAAGAGATTACGGCGGATAATAACATGAGACATTGCGTTTTTGTTAGGGAAAGATTTGACAAAAGCGAGTGCAGTTGGGGGTGAAAATGAGATTTAACCTAGGGAAACCGCTGGATTGGGAAGAGCGGACACGGATAAAATTTTTATGGTTTCCGCGCACATTCAAAAATACTATTTATTGGTTAGAAACAGTAGCGTTAATTGAAAGATATGACCCAAACGAAAATTTCTGGTGGTTAGTAGGTGTGGAGGACGTGCCGCCTAGTAGGTGACCTTATAGAGGAGGATATTTAAATGGGAACTTGGATTCTTTTTATAGTTATGTCTGTATATGGCGGAGCTAGTGTAACTACTCAAGAGTTTACCACTAGAGCTGCGTGCGAGCAGTCCGCTAAGATTACATGGGATAGGTTTCAAAAATTGGACTATATGTATGGGATAAGGGACGTTTACTGTCTCCCAAAATACGTAAAGGATAAATAATGGCACTTCCTTTCAAACAAATTAGAGTGCCTATTCCAAGACCTGGGCATAGAATGAATTCTATAAAAGACTATGATCGTAGAAATGAAAAGTCTGTAATAGAGGAAGAACTATCTGACTTATATGAGGAGGATGACGATGAGACATATCAAGATTAAGGGTGAGCTTATAGACAAGGACAAAAGAAAGATGGTTAAGGTTACTGTGCTAGAGCAGATCCATTTTAAAGACGAATTTGGTGATACTACTCCTCCCAGAACTCTGCGCTACACTAAGGATTTCTGTTTCGGGAATGTGAGAATGGTATCGCATAACCCACTGGTAGGAACAAGCCAGATGGATGGTATAGATCCAAGATCTTATTTAGGGGCTACCTTTACCTTTTACGTGCTACAAAAGCCGGAGCTTAAAGGCACAAAGGCTGCTTCAACAATAGTAACTCTAAAACAATGGCAAGACATAAAAGCAGCAGTTATTGCATATAACCATGCAAATAGCTAAAGGAGCATAAAATGGAGAGACTACTAGTAGTATCGGACATACACGGGTGTTACAACCAATTCATACAACTTCTCCAAAAGGCTAAGCTTACCAAAGAAGACAGGCTAATAGTCCTAGGAGACTTCATCGACAGAGGGCCTGATAGTAAAAAGATGATAGATATTCTGATAAAAATACAAGAGTTGTTCCCAAAAACTATAGTGTTGAGGGGAAACCACGAAGACCTATTACTAGAATATTTGAAAGGAAGACTGTCCCACCACATATTTCTGTTCAATGGTGGTAACACAACAATTAAAAGCTACCTAGGAGATTACAATGCAGGCATGCTTAAAAGGCCGTTTATAGAGGACTTCCCTAAAGAGCACTACAAATTTCTAAACGACCTACCGTATAGGTACGAGACTGAAGAGTACCTATTTGTTCACGCTGGGCTCCGTCCTGGCATTCCTTTAGAAGAGCAAACTGAAGAAGATATGACATGGATAAGAGGAGAATTCTTATACTCATTTCATGACTTCGGTAAGAAGGTAATCCACGGGCACTCAGCTAACGAGTATGGCCCAGAAATACGCGAAAACAGGATTAATCTAGACACTGCCGGAGTGTTCGGTGGTAAGTTTACTATGTGCGATGTTACCAACGCCATCTTCTACGAGGTTGATGGGTACAAAAGAAGGTAGAACATGTTCTACCCACCAAAGGAGGCTATATGCAATTTAAAGAGGAAAGAGAAACCTATCTCATTGAAAAAATGGGAGGAAAATTCCAGAGACTTAATAACTACAGCGTAACATCGTCCATAGGATTCTGGAGCGATTGGGAATACTACGGTGAGCTTCTTAAATGGGCTAAGAAGCAACCTTGGTGGGGCCACATCAAAGAAGACTTTATAGCCAGCGACGACGGCCTTAGTGGACCGCTGTTGTGGCCTATATTGGAAGACTACATAGACCCTGAGACTTTTGCTTCGGCCATATTCGACTACCTCAGAACTAAGGAAGAAGGGATCTTATAAAGGAGCTTTATGAGTATAATTGAGGTTCGCAATGCGGCCAAAGTAGTTCTGCCAGACGACGAAGCACTTAAGGGTGTGATACTTAACATGTTTTCCTACGTCTCAAGAACAGGTGAAGTATTTTATAACTACGTGTACAAAGATGGAGTTGCTTATCTTCCTCCTAGTATGCATAAGTTAGAAGTAGTGGCTAGTTTGCTGGGGAGCACGATAGTAGATTGCAGGAGTAGCGGTGAGCCTATCGCTGCTCCTTTTGTTTTAAACCCTGAATTTAAATTCAGAGATTATCAGGTAGAACCTGCCAACAATCTTCTTAACCACGTCAGAGAAAGATTCTCAGGAACCTTGAGCGCGGGGTGTGGCACTGGTAAGACCGTTGTAATGTCTTACGTAGCTGGGCAGCTTGGAAATAAGACGCTCCTCTTGACGGATCAAGTCAATATCGCAGCCAACTGGGCCGACGCTTACAATCTTATCTACAACAAAAAAATTGACATTCTAAACGCAAAATCAAACAAGTTTGGAGATGTTTGTTTAACAACATTCCAGCTTCTGCACCGAAACCCAGCGCTGCTTGCAGCTATGCGTTCTAAGTTTGGGTGCGTTCTGATAGACGAAGCGCACGTTGTTAAAGCAGCCACCTTCAAAGAAGTCATGATGCGCCTTGACACAAAATACCGCATAGGGTGCAGCGCAACTTTCTTTAGCAAAAACCTATCAACAGGAATCCTGGAAGATCTTATAGCGCCGGTATGTGTTACAATGGTTGATAATAACGCACTTATTCCTACAGTTGAGTGGGTCGATACAGGAGTCGCTTGGGAGTCCGAGGTTCCTAATGACTTTGGAAGCAAGATACTACCGTCGTTGGCTAAATCTGCGAAACGAATGGCCGTTATATACGGCGTACTTAAAAAGTGTTTAGCAGAAAAACGAAGAACAATTGTAGTATGTATTAAAGTAGACCAAGCAAAACTACTAAGCACTGTTATGACTCGGAGTGGTGCTAGAACCATAGTCTATGTAGGCACAACTTCAGCTAAAAGAGATAGAGAAGTCAAGCACCTGTTTGAAACTGGCCAGCTTGATTTTGTGTTTGTATCTAAAAAAATGGACAAAGGGGTAGACTTCCCATCGGCTGATTGTGTTGTAATGACTAAACCTAACAACAATTTGAAGGATACACAGCAAATAACTGGTAGGGTTGTTAGAAAAGTTGATGGTAAGCCGAAACCTTGGGTCATAGATTTCAGGGATAAGGGGTATCTTGCTGAAATTTTTGCTAACAACAGAGACAAATTCTATAGAAAGTTAAAGTATGAGGTAAGCTCTTAATGAATGTAGACGCAATAAACGCAATACTAGTCGCCATAGCAGGAATTATAGTGTGGGTTAATGTGTTCAAGTTAAGAAGAGATAAAATGGTGGCTGGTATATCTTGGGGTCCACAAGCATTCTTCACACTAATAGGTGTATGGAACATAGTCTACTACACTGCGCTGTGTCAACCTCTATCATTCTTAGGGAACCTATCTGTAATGCTAGGCAATGGGACATGGACAGCCCTAGCTATATACTATACTAAATATCCGGGAGGTACGTCTAAATGAAAACACTAGTGGAGTATGGGCGCTACGAGATAGGGCATAGGTGTACTAATTGCGACTGGACTTTTGGGACTGTTATATGGACTAATTCATACGCCTGCTGCCCCAACTGTGGATGCAAGTCTGTCGAGAAGGCCGTTGGTAGGTGGAGACTGGAACAAACCGAGTACTGGTTCTTCGTAGGAGAACAGAGAAAAGTTAAATTCGAAATAAAAGAAGACGGAAATTGCTAACACTACAAGGAGGTAAAAATGCCAATTAGAGACAACAACTACAAGGACGAAGAACTGTGGGTAACTAAGGATATGGAGGTTATCGCTGTCGGTGACATGAATGAGCACCATGCTAGGAATACCCTGCGTATGCTAATACGGCAGATACGCAAAGGCGAGCTTAGCAGACTGGGCAGACACAAAGACGCTATTAACTGCGCTAGGGCAGTAGTGGAGGCACAACTATGCTAAAACATTGGTACGATGAATTGGAGCAGAAGTATATTCACCTCTTTGAAACTGACAAAGAAGGTAAACCTGTGCGCGGAATTGAATGCGGAGTAGGCTGGGCCAGGCACGTAGAAGATTTTCTAAAGAGCCTTGAATGGCAACGCACACATAACGGTGGGCCTCACGAAATTAAAATTTTCCAGATAAAGGAAAAGTTCGGGCAGGCTAGGTGCTACGTAACCTACCCCGATAAAGTAGGGTATGGCGTTGAGACTGCTTTGGGGGCTTTTGAGGGAAAGTGTAGCATCACCTGCGAAAAGTGTGGAGAGCTACAATATGACTGCATTAAAAACATAGATGGGTGGGTATATTGCCTATGCGACAATTGTATGCCTCCTAAGGAGGCTGCGTAATGTTAATAGACGATGTTAGGGCTGACAGAATAGGTGCTCTGAGGGCCAAGGATGGCCTCAGAAAGGACTTATTAGGCACGCTAATAGGTGAGGCCACTAAGGTAAATAAAAACCCCTCAGACGCCGAATTTGTGGCCGTAGTTAAAAAGTTTATAAATAATGCTAACGAGTGCATAAGGTATTCTGATAGGCTACCTGACGTTAAATCGTATATTGATGCTAGGGAAGCTGAGATAGCTATCCTGAATGGATATCTTCCTAAGCAGCTTAGCACAGATGAGTTGACAGCCCTTGCGCATAAGTACATAAAAGTTACGCGTGACGCTGGAGAGGGCCAGGTGGAACTTAAAGATGTTATGAAGTTCCTTAAAGAAAACTACGCTGGTCTATACGACGGAGCGGTTGCCGCTAAAATAACTAAGGAACTATTGGCAGGGTAGAACATGTTCTACCGAAGGAGGTAAAATGAAACGATGCTACCAATGCGATAGAGAAGTACATGAGCTAAGCCCTAGAAGTATGTGCGTTACTTGTGAGTATGAACGTTCAAAGTTTAATGAAAATGAGAATGATAGGTTGAGGGAAGAGATAGAAGACCTTGAAGAAGAGAATTACGACCTTTGTAGTATTATAGAAGACCGTGAAGACTTGATAGATACACTTGAGAATAAAGCTAAGATTGATAAATTTCTCATTAAAACGCCTCCCGCCCTTCGGGCGGGGTAGACACAGGGTAAAGGTAAAAGAAAAGGCTATAAACAGTAAACCTTAAAACCAACCTATTAGCAATCTTCTTCGCTTTGGCTCGAAGATTGTATTATACCACACTTTTGCGATTTTGTCAAGCTTTATTTTCACTTTTTGAAAAATAATTTTATATTCCCCGAAAATAAGTGGTATTGACCACAAAAAAGTTAAAAATAAAGCTTGACATTTATCAATTGCTGTGGTATAATACGCCTTCATTTTGATGATTCACTTGCATCTCCATTCTGTTAATTAACTACAACTTATTCCACAATCAAATATACAACTCATAAAAACGCCAGTAAGGAGCAACTATGTCAAAAATAGTAAATACACAAGCAGAGATGCTGATACTGAAAAAAATAGTAGAATCGAAATCTCCAGAATTATTGATGGCAGTTCCTACAGAGCTATTCGGAAACAAAGAGCTTCAGAACATATACACCATCATAGGCACTCATTTTACTACCCATTATCAACTTCCTGGGTGGGACGTTCTAAAGATGGAGATTACAAACAGGGTAGCCAACCCAGACAAGCAGAGATTCTACGTAGATCTTATTTCAGACATAAAAGCCAAGGACACATCAGGCATCACCACGGATGATCTAATTAAAAAACTACATACTCAGTATCAGTTTAGGTGCATACTAGACGGCGCTGGAAAGCTAGTAGACTCAGTGGACAAGCGGGACGAAGACAACGCGGTGGCTGTTATGAAAGAGATGTACGAAAGTATGTTCCAACATGGGGCTGGAGATAACCTAGATTCTGGTGATATGGTCCGCCTTGCTGGTAAGAGCGTCCAGTACAATTTCAGAAAGTCTGGGCTGACTTCGCTAGATATGCATGGTCCTTTTGCAGAAAAAAGTTTAACATTAGTAGGTGCTCCTAGTAAAGCTGGTAAATCGCTACTAGCTCTACAGTTTCTAACCTACGGGCATGAAAATTATGAAGGGTCTTCTTGTTACATCTCTTACGAGATGAGTCAGACAGAAGTTAAGATGAGGATACTTGCATCTAAAAGTGAAATTAATGTTGGGCTAATAACCAGTAATATGCTAACAAATGAACAGCGGCTAGCCCTGCGAGAGGCCGAAGTCCGTCATTTGTGTGATTTTAATCCTAACATGAAAGATTTCATTGAGCAGACTAAGAATGAAGATGCCGACAAGTGGTGGCCTTTGTTCTGGGATCATTTTGCCCCTAAGAAAAATAGATTCTTTATACCAGACAAGCCTGGGTCTTGGGACAAATTATTCCTTTACATGCAGATGATGGTGGACATGAAGAATGTCCGAACGTTTGTACTAGACTATATCTCGTTAGTTCCGAGGGGAGGTGGAGACAAAACATTAGCATCATGGGAATACCTTCTGGCTAGAAGTAGAGACCTTAAAACGTTCGCCAGAAACAACGACTGCAGGATTATAACACCAGTGCAGTTAGACGAAAAAGAAGATAAGATTAGGTGGGGTGGAGGAATAATTGCGGACTGCGATCTATGCCTTATCCTCAAACAGGAAAATGGCGACAAGGAAGCAGGAACGTCTACAGTGGCATACAAAGCTTTTAGGAATTTTCAGTCAGTACCTAACGAGCCGGCCCTTAAACCGTTTAAATTGTTGAGAAGGTTTGATGTTTGTAAATTTGAAGATCTGGCATTCTAGAAGTAGAACAAGTTCTACCCACAAGGAGGTGACAAAATGGAAGAAGATAAAAAGTACAAAAATAAAGCAAAGTGTTTGAAGTGCGGAGGTATTATAGTCTCAGTACATAGACATGACTGGGTTTCGTGTAGCTGTGGCTCCATTTTTATAGATGGAGGGAATGACTACTGGAGAGGTGGTGGAAATCCAGATAATTTTGAGCGCATTTATGAGCCATTGGAGGCAAAATGATAGTATGGTGCGAGAAGGACGGAGGGCAGTGCCAGATAAATGCCCTAATTTGTGTTTATAGCTGTGCGATAAAGGTGAAAGAATTGTGCAAAACCTACACTGAGAACTACGAAAAGATTAAAGCCCTGCTTATAGAGCAGAAGTATCTGACTAAGTACGGCATACCTAATTTCGTAGAACCTAAAAGCATTAGAAAGAAAAAGAAGGCACCTGCTAAGGAAGGACCGAAAAAGACCAGAACACCTAAAGAAGAAGTTGAAGCTGTAAAGGTTGAAGAAAAGCCTGTGGCCGTTCCGGTAAACCAAAAGCAGAAGCGCAAGCGAAGAACAAAAGCTGAGATGGAAGCTGCTAGGGGAAAATAGTGGATAATGTTCCAGTAAGAAACTTACTAAGGCCGCTTAACGCCAACTACACACTTAAGGACAGCATGATATTTAGAAAATACCTTACGATACCGAAACCATATCTTAAAGGTATATTTCAGCTGTACGGAAGCGACCAACTGGATAGAGTGGCCTTGGACTTGCCTAGCATAGTTAGTAGGTGCCATGAGGCGTATTGGAGGAAATATAAATTGACAGAACACAGTCACGAAGAAAAGCTTAGGGCAATACATTATACAATAGCCAGAATACCGCCTATGTATATCGACAGGAATGAGCTGCCTGCTACTACAGGAGAAAACCTAAACCTGTATTCACAAATACTGGAAGATCCTATAGGATTTTCCAGCTTAGGCAGAGTGCTTTATTTCTACAGTGAATTCGAAGACGGAGCTATGCTGGCTGCTTCAAACATTCTTAAATCGGCGGTTAGAAGTAAGTTGAAATGTTGCATGGTCCCACTTACTACATTCATGGAGGAAGTTAAGACATTCCAAGACTCTGCGCTTATAGATGCTATGGAAGCCGCAGATATAGCTTGCCTTAGTATGCTTGGAACTGTGTACAAGGCGAACTCAGGATTCACTGAGGCTACCTGTTCTGCGTTCATAGACCAGCGCAGGCTAAGGGGCAAGTCTACAATTCTATCCTCTCACCTTACACCAGAAGAGTTCAAAGAGAGGTACAAAGTTAGTTTGGATAGGTATGGGGCTATACCTATAAGACTAAAAGACGCCACTATAAAAGCAACAGTAGCCGATCTGGCGAAGGAGCTAGCTGCGCTTAAAAAGGTATAAGGAGGGAGCTGAAATGGTAGTCAATTTTAAGGCGGGTTGGCTTGTTCGTCAACTTGAGGCCGCGTCTAAAATAGTTAATTCGTGGCCAAAAACGAAGCAGGAAGTGATGAGGTTAAATCGTGGCAAAAGATAAAGGAGCCGGGTACTCAAATAGGCAGTGGTTAAACCCTCACGGGCATCCATCTACTGGTGCAGTTGTGGCTTATCATGGTGTGGCACCTTGGACCCGTAAAGGTAAGAAAGAAGTTATGACTATTTTGGAAATATCCGATTGCCATAGCAAGATTAGGCTGCATAAGGCTGAAACTGATTCACTGGACGATTTCATTGCGAAAATGGAAACGCTGCGTGATGTGGTAGGCGCATTTGTGGAACACCTACGAAA